TTGCCTTTACAGGTTTATCTTCAAAAACTTCAAAGCCTTTTTCTTCCATTTCTTCTACCAATAACTCATCAACATAAGTTTCAGTATTACCTTTTACCATTAAAATTTTACTCATAAATTACCTCCTAAGCTTGTACGTTAAACGCTATAGCTTTGCTTCTCTTGTTCAAGATGAATACATCTTCAAAAGATTCTTCAAAGTACAAGTATTTACCTTTTGAGTGTGCTGATGGTTCTTCTAATTGAGCGAAAGCATAAGAAACTGGAGTTAAAACTGCATAAGGATGAATCATAAACATATTAATTTGTTTTGCTGTTACTCCCGGTTTAGCTCCTTCATCAAAGTTATAAGCTGTTTTCATTAAAGCTGATGGAACAGATTCAATAGTCAACTCATCAATTCTTGAGACCTCTCTACTAATAACTCCTGTATTACCATTTAATTCAACAGTTCTCATAATAGATTTAGCGTTTTTAATTAGTTTCTTAACCGTTGGTGTAACATATAAGATTCTTCCTGTTGCTGGTACATTCGCTTCATCCATTTGTTCCATAAACTTGTCGACAACTTCTAATACATTATCTACTGTTAAAGCTGTTTTATCATCAGAATTGCTTTCTAATGCTAATTTTAATTCATGAATTTTAGAAACTGCATAACAGTCCATTTCAGGGAATTTTTGTTCTTCATTAAACACTTTTGTAGCATTTTGAATAGACATAATAGTATTAGATTGATTAACATCTTGAGGATGTATCATTGTTTCCCATTCTCTATGATTAGTAAGTGTTTTTACTTCCCAGTCGTTATCGTGATTTCTTGTAAATCCTGAAATTGTATCTCTGTTTCCTGCTTTTCTACCTTTTGTAGTAATTACAGGAATTTTAATAGTTTTTGCATCCACAACTTTATAAGTTGAGTTGTTTGGTGTGTTATATAAAGCTCCAAAGTGTAATACATTTGGGAAAGCTTGAGCTAAAGCCTTTCCGTATTGTTCTGCATAATTTACTGCTGCCATAATTTAATTCTCCTTTTCATTTTTTTATTCTTGTGTTCCTCTAACACCTGTAAACCCAAAATCGAAACTATTTGAATTTCCTCCGTCTGGGTTAGCCGGATTTTGTCCTTGAGCTTCTGGAACAAATAGATCATTATAATTTTCTTTAATGCTTGCAAGCTGTTCATCTAATCCTTTAATCGTTCCATCTTTCTCAATTGTTAATTTGCTTTTATCAAACTTTGCGGACAAAAGACTTGAATGTTTAGCATTAGCTTTACTTAACGCTTTTTCGATGGCACTATCTAGAGTCATATTTTTTATTCTACCTTCATAGTCATTTGTAACAGTTTGTATTCTGTTTTTTAACTCATCAATATCAACACCATCAAAAGCTTTTAGCTTTTCAGAAGCCGTTTTATTTTCTGCTGTAAGGTCTGCTATTTGAGTATTTAGACTCTCAATATTTCTGCCATATTCTGCCATTATTGAGTCAATAGCTTCTTGTTCTAATCCTAAACCTTTTAAAAATGTTCTATTCATTTTTCCCTTTCTCTCTACGCTTTTTACGAGGTTGCTTCTCGTGAGTGCTTATCATTATACAGTCGTAAGCTAACTGAATTTTTTACATAATAAAAAAGCAGTTTAAAGACTTACTCAGGTCGTGTCATTAGGTTATGTTAGTACGGTATTTTCAAAAATAGCTTACTAACTGTGTATTAAGTACGGCATTAACTAAAAAACCGTACTAAAAAAGACACTCTATAAAAGTGTCTTTATAGTTTAGTTATTTAATTTTTAGAATACTAATTTATTCCATATTTCTTCATCTATTTGTTTTAAAGGCTGATCTGTTTCTATCGCTCTTTTTAAAGTGCTAACGACATCGAAAGCCTCTTTTTTACTTGGAAAAGGTTCATAAAGCATTACTCTATCTAACGAATTAGCGCCAAAAATAGATTTATATTCTTCTTCAGTTTCTTTTAAAATTTTTAAATGCTTGTTCATAAAATCACCCTTTCAATATTAATCCTATTATTAAGTTTAAAAAGTCCTCATCCTCAGAGATTTTAGCATATAGGGGTTTTCCGTCTTCAATTTTTTTTACAAATCCGTCTTCTGGAACAAATAATCCTTCCAGTCCCATACTTAAAACTTCAGTAGCTTCAGGATAGTCTTTCCCTATATAAGGTGAGATAAAGTTATCTTTTAATGTTACTTCATTATCTCTATACCCAAAATTAGGAAATAAATCGTTTAGTTTTGTGAGTTCTTCCCCTACAGTTCTAGCTTTTAAAAACTCTTTTTCTATTCTCAGAACCTCTGGATTATACCATTCAACCATATGTCCTATTTCATGAAATGGAGTTGTATTTCTAGTCCCATCAGTTACAATTGTTAAATACCCATCTTTATAATTTTCTAAACTATAATCCCACATTCTATTAGGATGAAAAGCTCCTGTAGAGAAATACCCCCTACCTGAACGTCTAACATATAAATGTCTTCCCGAGTTCTCAGGAATCTTACTCCATGCTGAAGGATAATAAGAAAAAGCATTATTCAATTGATTTTTTACAATCTTAGCCATATCTCTATCCCACACATCCCCTAAATTATAGAATTTATCGGGTACAGTTCCACCAAACTCTCTAAAATTAGAAAATATCTCTTTTAATTTTTCCTTATCTCCTATATAATCACTAACATGATACTCCTCATTAACCTTTTTACCAAATTCTATAACCTCAGTATAGCTTTTACCTTTAAGCTCTGCACCAACATCATTTAAAGAATCCACATCTACATAAGGTACTAAAACGCATCTACAATTAGGATGTCGTGGAAGTATTGGAGATTTGTCTATGTCATGAATTTTATTGTTATGAACTTTGCAAGTGCTTGATGTTCTTTCATCAAGAGTAACTATTTCTTTTACTTTAGCTATACCACTATCTTTCATATGAGCTAAATTAATATCGTTCATATGGTGCATAGTTTCGGTTCTTATAAGTCTTGCAGAATTAGAAAGACCAGACCCCATACTTTTATTAAGTTCCATTGCTATTTGTGCTGTAGGTTTACCGGTTAATATTCCCTTTTTAACCTGAGTATTCAATTCTTTTTCTAACTTTTTAGAGTTTCTCCAAATTCTTTTAGAAAAGTTTGACCCTTTCCACTCAGTCTGCATTAACTTTTTAGCTAGATCCTCGTTGTAATTTATATCAATACCTAAACTCTTTCCTGTTTTTTTTACAACGTCTTCTCCAGCATTTAGTATTATCTTGCTTCCTTTATTTTCAATCTTTTCTCCAAGACCTTTTAAAACATCATTAAAGCCTTTTTCCATTCGTTTTAGATGTTCAGCTTTATAGAACTCAGAACGACTTATAACTCCGTTCTCTTCATATTTTGAAGCTATTCTATATAACTCTTCAAGTATTTCATCAGTTGCTTTTTTGTATATCTCAATAAGCTCCTTTTGATATTTTGAAGTATCGTTATAAGTGTTCCATAAATCATTAGCTAACCTTTTTTCCCAATATGAATTATTCTTCATTAGTATCAATCATCCCAACTGTATCAAAAGTCTCTTTAGCAAGTTTTTCTTTTTCATCTTGAATATCTCTAACCCACGGATGATTAGCAAGTATTGTATCAGTGCTTACTAATCCTCTTGATGAATTGCAGTTATTGATTATATCTGTTTCATTCATTATCATATCTCGATTAAATACAATTTCTACTTTCTCTCTTCTAACAGCATTATTAGTCTTTTCTAAGAATAAATATATAAAATTAATAAGGCTGTTAAAACCTCTTGAAAATTCACTTTCTAGTTGATTTGCTTTTAGCTCTAAACTCGAAAATAGAAACATAAGCGCAACTCCTGAAGGTGCAGCACCAAACCTGTCTAAATTCTTATCTACCGCTTGTCCGCCTTCTAGTATATCCTTTTTTAATTGTTCGTAATGTTCTCTAGCTGCGTTTATATCCATCTGCGGATTAAGTGTGGTTACATCACTCTCATCATCTGAATCCAAAACAACCGCTCTTTTTTGATATATATATTCTAGAAAATCATCTAAGCTATCTCCACTATATCCTTTTAATACAAATATTAGATTCTTAACTTCTTGTATATAGTTTGCTACTTCTGACCTTGATAAATCATAATTATCTATCAATGATTTAACAAACTTAATATCCGGAAGTTCTTTTCTGTTGTTTTTAAATGCTATCCACGGAACTAATCCCCAACCTGTATCAATACCATTTAGTCTGAAATGTCCAGTTTTAACCGGATTAATTAATTTTCCATTTTCAAGTCTGTAGTAAGTAACATCATTAGGAGTCCAAAGCTCAACATTAGTTACTGTTTCATATCTCCCAAATCTATACACTCTCACATCATAGTATCGTATAACATATTCAAGCTCCGTATGAGTACTATCAGTCCACCCAGGTATTATCTGTTCACTATTTGCTACAAATAACTTAAATTCTCCCCTTTCATTTATGTAAGGGTGTAACCAAGCTATCCCTTTGTTACTAGCTTCAAATCCTAAAGACTCTAAATCATAGTTAAAATTATCACCTAGCTTATCTACAATTACATTTGTAGTTTCGTCTGTTTCAGCGTGAATACTTGAGTCTTTAGAAAATAAATATCCGATTTTCTCATCAACCATTCCTTTATAGTTAGCGTGTGCTAACTTTGAATTAGCTTGATAAGTTTTTTTGATATCTGATTTTGTTAATATATCATTATCTACAGAATAGTACTTATCTCCAATCCTCATCCACTCTACAATCTTTGAATGTCTATGCTCAACGATTAACTTCTCTATTCTCTCTTCATCAATCGTACTTTTCTCAAATGCTAATTTCATATAGCCTATTCCTTTCTTCATAAAATCCATAACGCCCATTATTTTAAAAACCTCATTCCGTTACCTTTTCCTTTTCTCCAACGTTCAACCCCATACCTTAAAGCAGCCATTGCATCATCAAAAAAAGCAACTGGCTCATCAATATATTCGCCTGTCGCTTCGTCTTTCTTCCACTTCCATTGACTTATTTCTTTTATAGTATTTACACAAGAAGGATGTATAAAAATCTTTCTTTGCTTCAACCAGTCTATTTGTGTTGCTTGATATTTTTTGGCTGTTGTCTTTTCTTTTTTTACTTTTCTTGCCCTATATCCAGCTTTCTTCCAAGTCTTTATCCTATCCGGTTCCGCAGAATCACAAAACATTTCTACATCTTTTGGAATTTTTCCATCGGAATAATCTATAATCTCAGAAGTATCTTTATTGTATAAATATATCTCTTTCAAAATATA